AATGAGAAGCACATATAGAAATCTACAGATTATAAAACATGCGCTACAGTATTATATTGCTAGACCGAACGCAAGTGAAAAGGATCTAACAAGAGAAAAGAACTTACTGGAACGTATCGAAGATGAAGTTGAATATTATCAAAAAGCGTACCATATTCCAAAAAAAAGAGGTGGGAACAAATGATTAAATATTGTCCAGATTTAACCGGATTTGAAATAAGAGAATCGTATTTACGTGGCGGAGGAACGAATAAAACAGTTATTTTAAATCATTGTTTAAAAGATGCATGCGTCGCTTATAAGAATGGTAAATGCATTAAATATAATAGCAATGTAGAAATAAAAGAAGGTGGTGATAAATAATGTACATTAACCCATTTTGGTGTGGAGTTGCAGCAACTATCCTTGTCGAATTGGCAGGGATAATTGCTTATGCTATTTATCAAGATCATAAAAATTAATAATTATTTAGGAGGATAAGGGATGAATTTTACAGAAGAAGAAAAAGAAACAATCAAAGAAGTTAAGGATTATCTAAAAGAGCTGAGAAAAATCAATTTAGAAAAGTTTTCTTTGACTTTTGAAATAGAGGACATCCCAAGTCCTCAATCTATAAAATACAGTGATGAAATGCCAGGAGGTTTTTCAAAACCTAAAGGAGAACAAATTACTTCTAATATGTTACGTAGAGATCTTCTAACAAAGCGTGTGGCGTTGTTTAATCAAGAACTGGATAGATTTATGCCATTGTTATATTTGCTCAATGCAGGGCATAGAAACATCATTAGAACGTATGTGTGTTCAAGAGGATACAATGAAATGATTGACACATTAGAAGAATCATATTGCATCAGCAAGTCAACTTACAAAAGGGAGTTTCCAAAGGCTTGTTTAGAATTGGCCAAATATCTTGACATGGAGAACCGCCCATCACTTGAAAAATTGAATAACAATTTTTATGAAAGTATCAAGAATGAATAAAAGTTTCATTCTTTTTTTACCCTACTATATGTATCAAAAACGACCTAATTCAGCTTAATACGACCTAATTCAATCTAATACAATCAAAAAAAGTTGTTCAATTTTTCTTTATTTGTGGTATATTATTTATGTAGCTAGGAGTGAGATTAAAACCAAAATAATTATGGTAGGAGGCTACAATGCTTTTCGTAAGTATGGGATTCAAATAGCATGCTAAAAGAAAAAAGGAAGAACGGCAATTCTTCCTTTTTTTCTACTTCGAATACTAGCTTTAAGTAAGTATGGGATTAGTTCAACAACATTTTAGTTGCAACTAAGATTAAAAAGAGCATTACTAGGTATTCCATGAATACTTGCTCCTTTCCTTACACCAAAGCTAATATTCTTGCTTGATGTAAATAGCATGTTGCTAGTACCTCCGTAGTTTTTATTGCACATCTTTGTATGTGCTTTTTTATTTTATCACATAATGTCGGAATAGGTCATCAGTAATTGCAATTTTATTAGAAAAATATACATATGCCACGAGTATTTATTATTTTTATCACAAATGATAATTTTTTATTAAAAGTGGACCCAATTTGGACCTAGTTTGGACCCAAAATGAACCCAAAGTGAGCCCTAATTGGACCCAATTTGGACCTAGTATGAACCCTAATTTCCATGTTATTATGCTATTGTGGTTTTAAGAGAAAAGAAAAAGAACTTTTTAACCGCACAACATTTCGTTTTAAATGGTAAATCTTTGTTAAAAGCTCTATTCTCTAGGGCTTTTTTCGTAATTATTTAGAATAAGAAGCTCAAATGCTTTTATTATACATATAAATCATTTTTGGAGGTGGTGATATGGCTTGAAAGAAAAATACGAGTTAGCCTATGAAGATTATCTTGCTGGGATGAAACAGAAAGAAATTGCTAAAAAGTATGATACAACAATTAATACAGTGAAGTCATGGTCACGCCGTTATGAATGGTCAAAAAAGAAGAAAAATGGTGCACACCAAAATAAAAGTGTGCACACCAAAAAAGAATGCAAAAAAATAGCTGAAGAAATAGTAGAAACAAGTGAGCTGGATGAAGAACGTCAGCTCTTTTGTATTTATTATTTAAAGTATCACAACAAGGTCAAAGCCTATCAAAAAGTAAAGCCAAAAACTCCATACAACAGTGCTTGTGTGATGGCTTCTCGTTGGTCAAAAGAACCTGCAGTAATTGAAGAAATAAATCGTCTTAAAAAAGAACTTTATGAAGATGCTCTTCTTGATCCACATGACATAGTTCAAAAATATATCGATATCGCCTTTGCTGATATAAACGATTATTTGGAATACGGTAGAGAAGAAGTACCAGTCATGGGTGCTTTTGGACCAGTAATTGCTAAAAATCCAAAAACTGGTGAAGATGAAATTCTAAAGCAAACCATCAATACTGTTAGATTTAAAGAATCGGCATATGTTGATGGAACTATTCTAAGCGAAGTCAAAAAAGGAAAAGATGGTGCAAGTATCAAATTATCCGATAGGATGAAGGCACTTGATTGGTTATCCAAACACATGAATTTAGCAACCGAAGAACAAAGAGCTAAGATTGATTTAATTAAGGCACAAACAAAAAAGATTACTATTGATGATGAGAAAGAAGAAATTGAGGATGATGGTTTCTTAGATGCATTAAACGCCAGTGCTAAAGAGGATTGGGAAGATGAATAAGAGTAGAGCTGTATTCAAATTCAAACCCTTTAGTAAAAAGCAACGTAAGGTATTAAATTGGTGGACTGATAATTCACCCGTTAAAGATAAAGATGGAATTATTGCGGATGGTTCAATTAGATCAGGAAAGACAGTTTCAATGTCTCTTTCTTACGTGATATGGGCAATGTCTAATTTTACTGAATGCAACTTTGGAATGTGTGGTAAAACAATCGGTTCTTTTAGACGTAATGTTTTGAATATTTTAAAACTGATGCTTTGGTCGAGGGGATATAAACTGAAAGATCATCGAGCTGATAACATGGTTGAAATTACTAAAAAAGGTGTAACCAATTATTTTTATGTCTTTGGTGGTAAAGATGAAAGCTCTCAAGATTTGATTCAAGGTATCACACTTGCAGGATGTTTCTTTGATGAAGTGGCTTTGATGCCTGAATCATTCGTGAACCAAGCAACTGCTCGTTGTTCTGTTGAAGGTTCAAAATGGTGGTTCAACTGCAACCCCGACGGACCATTTCATTGGTTTAAAGTCAATTGGATTGATAAAGCAAAAGAAAAGAACATCATTTATTTGCATTTTACAATGGATGACAATCTTTCTTTAAGCGAGAAAATCAAACAAAGATATAAAAGTCAATGGAGCGGAGTTTTCTATGATAGATATATCAAGGGACTTTGGACTGTTGCAGAAGGTATCATTTACGATATGTTCAATAAAGAAAAGAATATTGTTGATGATTGTGACTGCTTAATTGACAATAAAAGCTATAGATATGTCAGTTGTGACTATGGTACTCAAAACGCCATGGTCTTTTTACTTTGGAACAAAGGAACTGATGATATTTGGTATTGCATTGATGAGTATTACTATTCAGGACGTGATAGAAAAATCCAAAAAACCGATAGCGAATATGCTGATGATTTAGTTAAATTTCTTAATGGAAGAGAAATATTTCAAATTGTCGTAGACCCCTCTGCTGCTTCTTTTATCACTGAATTGAAAAAGAGAGGATTTAGAGTCAAAAAAGCTAAAAACGATGTATCAAACGGGATTAGATTAGTCAGTACAATGCTCAATCAAAGCAAGATCAAGTTCTTCAGCAAATGCAAAAACACTATTAAAGAATTTTCTGTCTATGCATGGGATCCTAAAGCAAGTGAAAGGGGAGAAGATGCTCCAATCAAACAAAATGACCATGCAATGGATGCTATCAGATATTTTATCTATACAATTTTAAAAGGTTCAGGATTGAACACGGATCTGGAAGGAGGTATTTAATGAAGACATTAGATGTAATTGCAAAAGATGAAATTTTTAATATTTCTGATGATGAAACAATGGACATTAAACATTTGAATAAATATATCGCTAAACATCAGCAATTGAATAAATCAAGATATAAGAAATTAAAGGATGGATATGAAGGCGTCTATCCAATTATGTCGTACCAGGATAAACCACAATACAAACCAGATAACCGTATAATCGTAAACTTTGCTAAATACATAGTTGATACGTTTAACGGATTTTTTATTGGTATCCCAATTAAAGTATCATCAACGGATGAAGAGGTTGCTATTTACATTAATGAATTGGATAAGAGAAACCATCAGGATGATAACAATGCTGAAATTTCAAAAAACTGTAGCATTTATGGTAAGTGTTATGAAATGTATTTTATCAATGAAGAAGCAAAAGTAGGTATTAAGTACATTGAGCCGACCAAGGGATTTATCGTATATGATGATTCTGTTGTTCCAGAGCCAAGATACTTTGTCACATATTATTATGATTCAAACGGAACAATGCATGGCTATCTGAGTAACGATTCTTATGTTTATGAATTTAGCAATAAAAGTGGTATGCATTTCGTTGATGATGGTTCGCTTCATGGGTTTGATGGTGTTCCTGTTACTGAATATGTTGAAAACGCTGAACGAATGAGTGCTTTTGAAAGTACGTGGTCAATGATCAATGCCTACAACAAAGCAATAAGTGAAAAGGCAAATGATGTTGATTATTTTGCTGATGCTTATCTAAAAATCATTGGTGCAAAAGTTGATAAAGACGGAATTATTCATATTAGAAATAACAGGATCATTAATTTTGATGAAGAATCGAATACGGTTGATGTAGGATTCCTTGAAAAACCAAATGCGGATGGCTCACAGGAAAATCTTATCAATCGTCTTGAAAGATTGATTTTTCAGATGTCTATGACACCAAACATCAATGATGAAAACTTTGGTACAAGTTCGGGAATTGCTCTTAAATATAAGTTGCTTTCTATGTCAAACTTGGCCAAGACGAAAGAAAGAAAATTCACAGGTGCTCTAGATAGAAGGTACAAGTTGATTTTTAGTAATCCAATCAACACAATTCATGAAGATAAATGGGTTGATATTACTTACAAGTTCAGTCAAAACTATCCGGCAAATGTACTTGAAGAAACTCAAATTGCTCAAAACTTAGAAGGAATTGTTTCTAAAGATACTCAATTATCTTCTCTTTCAATCGTTGAAGATGTTCAAGAAGAAAAAGAAAAAATCAAGCTAGAAGATGAAGTTTCTAAAGAATCTATTGTTGATAAAAGGATGTTTAATCAATAGATGAATAGTGCCGAATATTGGCGTTTAAGAGAAGAAAAACAACGCTTGAAGAATATCAAAGACGAAAAAGAATATGATAAGAAGATTAAAGAAATCTATCAAAGAATGATGGATGAAGTACAATCTGAAATCAATAACTTCTACGCTAAATATGCAAAGGATACTGGTATCACAATGGCTGAAGCTAAAAAAAGAGCTTCTAATTTGGATATGGAAGTTTATTCAAGGAAAGCTAAACAGTATGTAGAAGAAAAAAACTTTTCACAACAAGCAAATGATGAAATGAAGCTTTACAACTTAACAATGAAAGTCAATAGGCTTGAACTGTTAAAAGCAAATATTGGTTTAGCATTAATAAACGGTCATGATGAATTAGAAAAATACATGAATGAGCTTCTTGAAAATAGAACACTTGATGAAATTCAAAGACAGGCAGGCATTTTAGGATCAACAATTTTAGATAACGCTGATACTGCTCATTCTATTGTCAATGCATCTTTTCATAATGCAACATATAGCGATAGAATATGGATGCATCAAGATTTGCTTAAACACGATCTTGAGAGTTTGCTAGCATCAGGACTTATCCAAGGAAAAAATCCTAATGAGTTGGCCAGATTATTAAGAAAACGTTTCAATGTTAAAATCAGTGATGCACAGCGACTAATGAGGACTGAACTTGCTAGAGTTCAAATTGCTGCGCAGCAAAAATCATATGAAGCAAACGGATTTGATGAATATGAATATATAACATGTGGAATCGGCGATGCGTGTGATACTTGCAAAGCGTTAGATGGCAAGGTTTTTCCAATAAATCGGATGAACATTGGAGACAACGCTCCGCCAATGCATCCTAACTGTCATTGTTCAACAGGACCTCATATGGATAGTAAATTATATGATGAATGGCTTGGTGGGGTTGCAAATGGTAAACATAGTTTGAGGTT